GGTTCTTACACTCCAGAATATAGGTCTGACCTGCGATTATAGTAACAATGTCACCTTCATCATTAGATCCCGCCTTGGCTAGGCGTTCAGCAAAGTGTCCCAGTTTGCGTAAGTATTTCATTACATCCGTCTCAAACTTAGAACCCTTAGCCTTGTTATATGAACTCATAAAACCCTCGATAGATTTGAGTTGTAGACCATCCTGCCGTAAGCATCGCTGTCATTGATATGACAGGTAGCAAAGTTTACGAAGAGTCCTACGTAATCCTTGCCGTCAGCTTGGTGTTCTCCAAAACGATTCTTGACTGCTGCAACCCGAAGCGTATGCTCAAATGGGTTGTAGCCAAGAGTAAGTATCATCGCAGGTAGCTGACTCACCTTGCCGTGAATAGCACGACGTGCTGGTGGTTCAGTCATATCCTTACCATACTCACTCTGTTCTGATACGTGGTGCAGAACAAGCACACAGGCTTCTGTCTTGCGTGCCATATCGTGTAGCTCCATCATTATTTGACGTAAGCCTGCCCACTCATTATCAGATTCAGCGACGACGTTCATCAAGTTATCTATGATGATTAGTTGTGGACTGATCCCATAGAGTTCAATGTAGGCCTTTACTTCCGCCTCAATATCATCAAGGTTCGGTGATGAATCAAAGACCCACTGTATATGTGATATGTCCTGTAGGTTCTCATCGTAAGCACCAGTATTGATGCTAATTTGATTCTCTACAGTTTCTTGGGTGTGGCCTGCTAGATGTGCCGAAGCACGTAGCATCACAGTAGCGGCATCAGTATCAGCCGAGAAGAACAGAGTAGGCACTTTGGCCTTGATAGCATACACAAGAGCGAACATAGACTTTCCAGCGTTAGGTGCAGCGGCAACCATACACACTTGACCGCGCCGAAACTTTATGCCCTTTTTGTCTAAGTCTTTCCACACAGTCGGAAGTGGCTGCGCCAATGTATGGGCAGTCTTCCAAGCGCGGTCTAACCTAAGCACTTTCCTCCCGTCGTAAAACTATATTCTTCCGTCTTCTTAGTTGTCTTCTATCCCACTCTGTAAGGCCACCCCAAATTCCGAAGCGCTCATTGTGGATACCCCATTCTGCACACTCACTTTGATGGATACACTGGTGACATATACTTCGAGCGTATACGGTTTCTTGTGCTGACCCAACCCCTGGTTCAGGAAACCAGAAGTCGCCACCTGATTGAGCGCAGAGAGGATCCTCGAATTCACGAGGCTCTCGCATTGGGTCATCGGACCCAGATAGTTGCACACTTGTCTACCGCACCTTTAGGTGCAGCACACATATAACCTTTCCAAGGACCCTTAGCGCTTACGCCTTCTTTGTAAGCCATTGGTCCGTGTTTACAGACATTACCACCAGACTGTGGTGCAGGTGCAGATGCTACTGGCGCAGCACTACGTACGGGCGCAGCATTTCCAGCGCCTCCAAATGATTGACTAACGCTTCCAATGAGGGCAGAAAAGTCTTGCGCTGCTGTAAGCAGAGCTTCTAGTTCCTCCTTATTAGCAGCGTACAAATTGATAAGTGTTCCATCAGGTGCTTTGAAGTTTACTTGAAACTTCGTTGACTCTGGTGCAGCCATTATTTATCTCCAGTCTTTTTGACGGAAAGCCTTGCGCTTTCCTTTCCTTGTTTCATCGGTACAAAGCCCAGTGCTTTCTCCACTGCTTCCTTGTCGATGGTGTTACTCTGGACAGTAGACCACTTGATCTCATATCCAGTAGTAGTAACTCCAGTTTTGCCAAGCAACTTATCGCGTAGTGCTTGTTTCTTTTCTTCTAATGTCTTTATCTCGGTGTCTATCTGCGTGTAATGCAACGCATCCATCGCAGCTTCAAAGTCATCAATCTGAGGTAACTCAGACTTGGTAAGTCCTTTTTTTATACCAACGCATCCCATCTCACCAGAGGCATCATAGAACTTGCAGTAGCTGGCACAGTAACTCTCGTGTCTTTCAGGCGCGGGAGCTTCCTGTGTAGTCCGAATAGCTTCTAGCCAATTCAGAGCCTCTAGTGCGATGGCCTCGTCATATGGTTCGGAGTGAACAAGAATATCCCGCTCATCACCGTCACGAGGTATGGCTACAAGATTGACGTTCTGGACCTTCCCCAAGCCAGACTTGTCGATCAGATAACCATAGACTTGTACTTGCCAGCGTTGCTGTTCTGACGGAAAGTAAGAAAGGTTCTTGACTTTTGTAGTCTTCCAGTCAACGACATCTCCTGTCCCAGGAATGAAGCAATCAACGTGTGCCTTCATACCGCCGTATTCGACAGTCTTCTCCAGAAGTACATCTTGATTGTTGGCAAGCGCATTCTCTATTGCAGCGTGGATGGCAGTCCCCATAATCGCTGCGAGTTTTATCTCATTGTCATTGGTTTCAGGTTGGTTATTCAACCGATACCACACCTTACGTCGACAGCCTCCAAGCTCTGATGGACCAATCTGAACCTGCGTGGACCTGCCGCGCTTGTTCTCTTTCTCGTGAAGAGCCTTTACAAGTAGTTCTTTTATATCCATCCGTTGCCCTGCCATCTCGTAAGAGTAATGTTGAAGAATAGCAAATTGATTTGCAAAACTCTAGCCAGCATTCGTAATGGCTGATAATCATATATCTTGTAGTAATCAAGGCCGATGGACCAGTTATCTGTATGGTGTGCGTTGATATGCAACGTCCACACTTTCCAATCTTTTCTCACGTTAGCTCCCGTCTCTGAGTAACTAATTGAATCGGAGGGCAGGTATTGATGTCAAGCATTGAGGCAATCTCAACAGAGCGTCGGGCGTGTTGCTCTACATTGCCCACAGTGATACGGCCCACGCGGTCATAAAGATAACCAAGAGCAAACTGCCCACCACTGCCAAGTCCATAAATAGCGGAGTCCGATTGAATGAACGAGAGGTCTGTCGCAATATGGAAGAGGTTGCCATCAAACGATACAAGGTAGTCGAACCCTGCATCTTTTTCTTTTGTCGCTTCGTACGGATCATAGCCATTCTCCTTGAACGCTGTGAGTATAGATGGCAAGACTTTCTTACCCATCCACTGAATCGGATTAGCACCTTTGTAGGTAGGCGGAGTCCAGTTGTACGCAAGGATGTCACCAGGTCTGGTATCGCCTGTAATGCCTAGCAGATATTTACCAACGTGAATAATTTTCGGAGTGGAAGTACTAACAGTCCTGAGATTATCTTCAGTAATCTGACTATCAGCAGCTAAGACAACTTGTTCATCAAGTTGGATTCCGATAAGTGTTGTCATAGCAGAATGTTACCTCTCATCGGCGTGTCGTCGCGGTAGCGACACACCAGTTCATTACAATATGAGCCGTCAGGCGAATTACAGTATGGCCCTCACGGGCCTGTGGAAGTGAGGACAGTGTTGTTCCGTCTACTTCGGCTGCTGAAATATAGCCAACAACTTCCTCCAATTCAAGCCTCTGACCTACGTGATGTAGGTCCAACTCACCAGTGCATTTGTGGTTGTACCGTTTTCAATACCTATGTCCAGTTTGAAAACTACGAGATAGTTTGGTATGCCCTTGATGTTCAGTGTGCTAATTGTGGAAACCTTTTGAAAGCGCCCTGTCCGATAGATAACCCAGAGATACAATGAACGAAAAAGAACTCTTTGATTATCTGAAAGATAGTAGATTCCCTGACCTAATCAAGAGTGAAGGAACCTTCGACTCCTTTGACTGTATCTCAGATGAGTTCGGTTTCTATATTGAACTCAAATGTAGACATACCCACTACCCAGAACTACTGATAGAGAAATCTAAATACGACAGGCTTTTACTTGAGGCTAAGTACCGTAGCCTTGAGCCTTGGTATATCAACTCCACCCCTGCTGGTAAATGGGGTTTTGATCTCTTCAAGGTGCCAGAGCCTGCTTGGTCTGAGCGCTGGATGCCAGCTACTACCGAGTTCAAGGATACTCGTAAGATACGCAAGGTTGTCGGGTTCATCCATACTGACTACGGAGTTTCTGTATAAATACAAAAAGAGGCCCCATCACCTTTCGGTGACAGGGCCTTTCCTCGCAGCGTTCTCTTACAAACTACTTCTTACTTCCGCGACCAAACTCTGTGGCCTTTGGATCTAGCCACTTCAATACTGGTCCGAGGAATCCAGCCAGTGCTGCTGTTCCAAGTTTCTTTGGATCAGTCTCACCTGCTAGATAGAGTGCTACCGCAGCGGATGCTGCAGCGCGGAACCAGGTTGCCGCTATTGCTTTGAACTTCTTGTCCATTAGTTCTCCTTTGGACTTGGGGTATCTTTCTTCTTCGGCTTCTTCTGCACCTTGGCATAAGCCAAACGAGCAGCATCAACCGTATTCCATTTCGGTTTATCGAGCCAAGGAAACCAGGCACTGGTGTCATTGGCACAATCTTCCTTGATGGAAATATGCAGATGTTTGACGTGTTTATTTTGGCCTACGTAATCGCGGTCACCGCGTTCTTTAGACCAGATACGTCCACTGAAAATTAGATATGAAACTCGCTTGTCTGCCTTGAGTTTCTCGTAAATCTCACCACAGTCAATCCCATTATGCGGATCGTGGGTTAGGTCTACTGCCAACCCTGTGTTGTGGTCAGAGTTAGGATTTGCCTTGATGTGAGCCTTGCTTGGTAGGAGTCCATCGGATGCTTTCTTCCGCTTGGGCGCAAGCGCAGTTGCCTGCCGTAGAACGGCAATAGCAGCAGGTGTTGCACGTTTTGCAACAGGTTTCACGGGTCATCTCCTCAATGCTTCTTTGACTAGTTCGGTAAGTAAATCTACTTTTTCTTCCAGAGCGTTTACCTTGTCCTTCATTGAACTACCGCCATTAGGCTTGAGTTCATACAAGAAGGACTTGACGAGCCAACGAAGGCCCATCAGTACGGTTGAGGCTATTCCAAGTATGGTGGCAACAAGCATTGCCCAGTCTGCTAGTGTCATTATACGCTCCGAATGGTGACGACCAAGGTTCCGCCGAAGCCTGAGAACCTCTTGTCTTGTGGTGTGCGGTTGATAAAGTCCATCTCTTCTATCAGGCCAATATAGGATTCTCCTGTTCGGAAGTCCTCTATTCGGATGGTATCGCCTGCGTTTTCTACTGCTTCAAGTTGCTGCATTCTTGCCCAAGCAGAACCTTCAAAGCCAACAGGTACTCCAAACTTATCTGCTTCTCTGTCATAGCAGAACAGTGGGTATTGGATAAGTCTCTGACGTGGTACTGCTGGTAAAGACTTGAGTTGGTATCCAGTGAACAACGGACCAAGGGTGTCGTCATTGGTGTCGCGGGTAAGTGTGAACTTGAAACCTAGATATTCCTGTGGACCCTGTGGGTATGGAATACCAATCTCAGAGACGGTTGATTCCTGTGAGAATGAACCGATTGGATACTCTGTATAGTCATAAGCAATAGATGCAATATCTAATCCGCCGTGTGCGGTATCAATGCGCGGGGTAAGTAGTTTGAATATCTTACCTTCAAGGGTGTTGTAACGGACAAAGCCAGTTTGTAGATAGCCAGAGGATACAAGCCTTGTGTCAGACTCAATATAGACAGAACCATTTTCAGTGGCTGTGGCATTGGTTGTAAAGGCTATGCGATCTGTACCATCAATGAATGCACAGGCAGTTGTCTCGTGAGTATAGTTACCAGTTGCAGAATATGTGTCATAGGCATACGGAAATACCAATGGAGAAATCTGTGTGCCAAGGTCTAACCTGATAGTTCCTGGCTCATCTTCTACGCTAGTTGCAGCCCACGCATATCTATCGCGGAAGCAGAAGTCATAGACAGGCTGGTTATTTTCCCAGATAAGAGGTCCGTAGGCTAGAGATCCATCATCGGATACCACAGCGGCTCTGATACCTTTGGTAGTACCAATCATCATATAGCCAAGGTAGTAAGCAATCTTGTAGATGCGCTCGCCACTAGGCATTTCAGCAGCAGTAATAGCGCTAGTCAGGGTAGGCATCGTTCCATTAGATGCCAAGGTGAACTTCTGGATATTAGATTGAGTGCCAGAAAAGCCAGTGACATAGATAGCAGCACCGCTTGATGTGATGCTGGTGTATACGAAGTCATCTACTGGATGGGTATAGACAGCAGTAGGTAGAGCAGTTGCTGTCGTGGAAATTTCATAAACTTTGTTGTTGATACAGGCAACAATACGTTCCTTTGTGAACTCCATTACCACGTTAGATGCGGTAAGACCTGTCACTTGGAACATCTGAGTTGTGGTCGTAGGTGAGTCACCTGCGTAGCCAGTCAATGGCTTTTTGTACATTGTCAATTTGGTTGAGCCACCAGAGGTAACGTTGGTAATCCAGTAGCAGGTTAGTCCGTCATCACAGTAGCCATATACCTTGTCATCGGTACCTGCGTTATAGTCCACGAAGTGGCAGACATCGCTGGTGACAGTACCTGTAGCGGCCTGCGATGCTACGTTAGATGCAGTCTTGGCGTAGGTAAAGGTGGTTGTGCTAGGCACTGAGGTAATCGTGTAGGTACCATTGAAGGTAGCATCTACGCCTGTTACTACAACTTCAAAGCCAATAGCAAGACCGTGAGCAGCGCTGGTTGTCAACGTAGCCACATTAGATGTCAGAGCTTTGTTTGTGACAGTCGCTGTGATGGTTGGGAAAATCTTGTCAATGTCATAGCCATCAAGCATCAAGCATCCGTAATAAGTATTGCTACTCTGGGTCCATTGGATGGATCGAAGAAATTGGTTAGGACGCAAGTTGCTATTGAGGTTCGTGGTTGTCTGATGGGTAGCATCCACATCTAGGATTAGAGTTGCTTGTCCTTTGGTCCAGACATCTAAACCTTTGGATTCGGTGTATTGGAATCGCAGTGATTCATCCTGAGCAGGCTCAAAGTATTTGATGCCTTGACCTAGATGAAATGATGACTGCGATCTGAACCACCAGCCAGTCAGAGACTGTTCTCCAGCTTCACGGGTCTGGTCATACTGTTGCTTACGGTACTGAGCCGTGACACGACGATAGGGTGAATCATCACTGGCAGCCAAAAAGAATGGCAAGCCGTTGATGGCTATATCGTAGGCAACACCTGTGGCTTGATAGTTAGTCGAGCCTGCAGGGTTTGAAAGGGTATAGGGAATACCCTCGGTAATATCGTCACCGTAGGACAACAGTCACTCCTTGCTTTTGTATTTAGATTGAGGTCCAGCCTCGAATACTTCCACCCTCTACAGGGCATTTGAAAGGCAAGTGTCTGCCTTCTGCTATCCATTGACGATGGGCTGCATTGATAGCAGCCCAATCAATGTCATTATTCAAACGAGACTTCGTCCCACTTCTGATCTGCTTCATTCCAAATGTAATGCTTGCCATCAGTTGGCATAGCAACTGGTGCTTCCCAGATATATGTCTCTTCATTCTTTATCCACGATGGGAATGGTTGTGGAGCATAGAACCCTACGCCGTCCCAGTGGTAGCCAATACCTGCGTAGTTCTTATGTAGTGGTCGTCCTTCTGGATGTTGATTTCCGTGTGTGTTATAGGAAGTTTGAACCCAAATACCGCCAAGATTGCCCTCACACCATTCTTTGGTATCAGCAACAATGACACGGAGTACTGTGTTGTCACTTCCGATTTCTGCAAAATGTGCCATTAGTTTTCCTTATCTTTCCCGTTGAATAATGGAATAGAATCTTTCAATGCAACCTTACGAGAGGTCACATAACCGCCTTGGTTATCCAATCTGTTCCTTGCTTCTTTCTCATCTTCAGCAAGGATTTGCACAACCATCATTACCTCGTAGGTATAGGCGTGAGTAACAAGCGTTCCAGTATCTTTATCTTTTGACATAGTGGCCCTTTCTAGGCTGCGTAACGGATGATAACTATACCGCTACCACCATTACCACCAGCGTAACCAAAGTTCTGATAACCAGCACCTCCACCACCACCACCACCGCGATTTGCAGTACCAGCAGAACCAGCAGAGCCAGTTCCACTTGTTACACCGCCACCATTGCCACCGCCACCAGAGCCACCAGTACCGCCTGCGTTTGTTCCATTGCTGAATGCACCACCGCCGCCGCCACCTGCATAGGTTACGGATGAGCCTGAAATTGACGATGAACTTCCATTGCCACCATTGGCTCCATTTACTGCTTGGCTTGCGAATGAATCATTGACGCTATCTGTTCCTGCGGCACTCGCACCACCGCCACCCGAACCATTACGGCCAGCGCGTCCATCTCCACCTTTATTGCCTTGACCCGATGTTCCACTTCCGCCAGTTCTCGTTGCTCCTGCGCCAAAATTATATGAAGAACCACCGCCAGAGCCACCAGTACCGCCTAAACCTTGATTTGTTCCAAGTGTTGATTGGACTGCACCATAACCGCCACCTGTTGATGTAATGCTAGAAAATACTGAATCGTTACCATTGGCACCATCGTTGCTAGTACCACCAGTTCCGCCTGCTCCCACAGTTACGGTATATCCAGTTCCTGAAGTTACAGAAAATCCTGATGCGGTTCTGTAACCACCAGCACCACCACCTGAAGCAGCGATTGAATATCCACCAGTTGTTCCACCGCCACCGCCACCGCCTGCTACAACTAGATATTCAACATTCATTGTTGCAGTAGGAGTAAATGTCCCTGATGAAGTAAATGTATGAATCCAATTTGTTCCATCAAATGTAATGGTTCCGCCAGTTGCTTTTGGATCATTACGAACCGCAAATGTTCCTGATGAATTGAACGTGTGGATTGTATAAGAACCTGAAGTAGTTTTTGTTCCACCACCTGCATAGTAACCAGATGGAATTGCAGAAGTTGTATAACGAGCGATAACTATTCCTGATCCGCCTGCCCAACCAGAAAGTCCACCACCGCCGCCACCGCCAGTATTGGCAGTACCAGAAGAGCCATTACCGCCAGAGCCGCGACCACTACCACCGCCACCATTACCACCTGCACCTCCACCGTATGATGCTGATTCATTACCACCACCACCACCACCTGCATAATAAACTGCTGAACCACTAATGCTATTGGAAAGACCATCGCCACCAGCACCAGCAGTAGTATTTGAACCACCATTACCACCTACTGCACCAGCACCACCACCACCAGAAGCAGCGCCGTTTCCAGGCCAAGCAGGAACAGAACCACCGTCATAACCTTCTACTGGACTAAATCCACCTTCGTTACCAGTACCACCAGCACGACTTTCGTTACCAGTACCACCACCTGAACCACCAGTACCGCCTCGATATAATGTTCCACCAGTTCCAGCATTTGTTGAGTTACCACCCAAACCACCACCAGTAGAAGTAATTGTTGAAAATACAGAATTACTACCTTTACTGTTTGTCGCACCCCCAGCGCCAACAGTTACTGTGTAACTAGTATTGAAATTAGCAGTCAAAGGTGTTCCACCAATGGATGTTCTGTAACCACCAGCACCACCACCGCCACCATATTGTTGAGTGCTACCACCACCACCACCACCAGCGACTACAAGATAATCAACACTAATACCGCGAAGATAGTTTTGAGAAGCCCAGATACCAAGAATAGGTGTCATTACGCTATGTCTCCTACCGCATACCAAGAGTCGGTATCGCGCTTGATGAGTGTCATTGCTGAGTACTGTGCTCTGCATTTAGGTGAGGCAGCGGTAGCACCAGTAGATACAACAGCTGTCGTACCAGGGGTAGCAGCGCTGACCGTTACCTGACCTGCACCAATCTGGATGATGTTCAACTGAGTTCCAATAGGAAACGCCACTGATGCGTTAGTTGGGATTGAGTAGGTCTGAGCAGAGGCATTGCTTGCTGTGACCAGCTTATTGTCAGCATCTGCCAAGACGAATGTGTATGTGGTACCAGTCTGTGCATTGAATGCAAGGGCTGCACTAGCAGAGGTGGTTCCACCAATTAGGGCTACGCTCATTAGTTACCATCCGATCCGAAGGCACTGAAGGATGATGTGCCTGTTGTTGAATAAACTGTGATGACATCTGTATTGGCAAGGGTCAATCCACCTTGGAGCGATAAGAACGCTCCGCTTGGCACCTGTACGCCGTAGGCAATGTAATGCTGGTTAGCCAAGGTTGCACCTGCTGGACGCACTGCGATACGGATAGTATCGGCTGCTCCACCAGTGTTGGCTACCTGCAAGGTAGAGACAATCGTTGCACTACTAGCAGATAGAAGAGTTGTGGCAGTTGCTGCCGTTGGTGCGCTTTGCGCTAGAACTTTATATGTTGGCATTACTCAATGTCTCCAATCAAGGTCCAGGTATCTGTTGCTGTCTTGAGAAGGCTTGCTGCAGACCACTGAGCGCGGGTCTTAGTTCCAGTTCCATTGATGGTTACACCTGCTGCTCCAGCTACTGTTACTTGCCCTGCGCCAATCTGCTGTAGGTTGATGATTGCGCCAGTGGCGTATGCAACAGATGAGTTAGCAGGCACAGTTACTGTGATGGCTGAAGCATTATCTAAAGTAACCAACTTGCCGTTGTCTGCTAGAACGAAGGTATATGTCGTACCTGTCTGTGCATTCAAGGTTACATTCTGCTTGGCATCATTGATAGTTGGGCTAGTCAAAGTCTTGTTAGTGAGCGTATCTGTTGTTGCTCTACCTACCAAGGTATCTGTCGCTGCAGGTAGCGTTAGTGTGGTTGTTCCTGCTACTGCTGTTGCTTGGACTGTGGTAGTACCAGAGGTAGAACCAGCAAAGCCTACGTTTGCTACAGGCGAGATAGATGCCTTGAAAGCATTGA